AGTTTCGAACAACCTAGGAACGCTAATGAAACTAAGATTCTTGATGCAAGGGCTCTCAATAATTATGAATGCGTTATTAAGATCGAACCCAAAAACCGTTTATCTCCTGAATCGCTAGGCGAATTCCAGCCATTACAAACTGTTATACATCACAAACCATTTGTTAACCTTATGGCTTCTTTCTTTAGGTTAATAACTGAGAGATTACTAGAAATACTTGACCCTAGGGTTTGCGTACAGATACGTAAAAGCATGTCTGACTTAGAACAGCACTTTGATAGATTCGTAGGTACTAAGAGTTTCAAAGCTTTCGAGAATGATTTCGGGAAATTTGACAAATCCCAATTTGATGAGACGTATAGTATCGAAGAGCAAGTTTTCAAAATGTTAGGCCTCGATGCGCTCATCGCGCATATGTGGGCTAATAGTTACACTGAGAAACAGATCAGAATCGTTGAGCATGCTATAAAACTAGTCCTATATTATCAGAGAAATTCAGGTACCGTCACTACCGGCCTTGGTAACCTTATTGTGAACCTATTTTGCACCGTTTTTGCCGCTTGTATCAAACGTAATGATTATAGAGCTATTTACGCTGTTGGTGATGATTCCTTATTTATACTTGAAAACCATTTCCAGTATGATCCAGCAGATATTTCGATATCTTTAGCCACATATTTTAATCTTGAGTCTAAAGTCATTACTGGCCTCGGTCTTTATTTTTGCTCGGCATTTTTCGTTTTCAACGGGCAAAAATGGCTCATCATGCCGGATCCAATTAAGAAAACAGAGAGATTATCCCTACCTCTCAATTCCCAATCTGCGAAAGATACTTTCGCAGATCGTTGGAACAGCTTGCGCGACCTATGCTCTTCATATAGAGACGCAGTCGCCGCAGAGCGTTTAAATGAACAGTGCCTTATTAGGTACGGTCGTGGTAATGTTATGGGTATGATTAGATCAGTAGTTGCAGCTATGGATGACTTTAAGTCTTTCATGGCTCTATTCAGAGTTTAGTGTTTTATTTTTAACACTAACGCCGGTTGTAAGCCTTTTTCTTACATTAGACCGGCGCGGACTATAAGTCCCTAAAGTTGTAACTATTTTCTAATTCGTACTAATATCTACCCATGCCTCAATATAATGCTCACGCTAACCCGAGCCAAAATAACCAAAGTTCTTATGATTATGATCCTGGCTATCTTACTCATTTCTCTATTCCTGTTATACAGACCTCAGTATACCAGCTCTACTTATCAACCCTATCTTCCATTACACAATTCGACCCGGCAGTTCCTATGCCAATGTTACTTACTGAATACCTCCGCTCAGATATCACACTATCCCAGTTATCAGATATCACAGGCTGTAACTGTGTCACCCTCTCAACTGCCGCCCTTGAAGAGTTTGCCTTCGAGTATAATCAATATCTGGAAGAACATGACAGAACAAGTGCCTATGCTTATTTCCAACGAAACCGTCTCGATGCCGAATCCGGAAGGACCTTCCTTTTACCTCAAGCTCTGGAAATTTTGCGAGCTGGTGGTCGCTTATCCTTTCCGATACCTAATTCGAGTTCTAACCTCTTCCTTTAGTTCCTAAAGTTTATACTCATGTCTTTTGTATACTACTCCCTCGTAGCTACTGAAGGACCCGCTCTCATTAACGCAGAAAAGATATCTAACGGATTTTGGACAACACCTCTTCTTCTCTCTCAATTTATTACTTATTTGACTCAACTTGACTTCGCTGATTACGATAGTAGAAGGCTTGCTCTTGAATATATTAACAAGTTGCGTATACCAAAGTTTTTCAATACCTACTCCTTTGACCCCCTCGCATACCCATTGGTGCCACCATCAACTCAAACTCGTTTTCCGCCCTTTGGTACATACGTGTACCTTGGAACTTCTCAGTGGCTTACGGCATTACAGAATATTAGTTCACCATTAGCCTATAGAGACTCAGACGGTCCTATTAATACACCACTACTTAACTTTACGGCTGGCCTTGCGGTTATAGATCAACTCAATACTGATTCTATATCTTTCTACGACCGTATTACTTTTGAACTCGTTAATATTCTCGTCTGGTCATTATATCCACCACCGCCACTGACAGCATCAACATGAGTTATTCCTCACCTTTACCCGATTTTCCCACTAATTTAATTGTGGCCCAGCACTCTTCCTGGATAAATTCCACCAATGTTAATAAACTCATTAC